AAGTGAAGATCGTGAAAGGCAAGCAGGCTGCACCCGTGCGGTGCGTGCTCTACGGCGTCGAGGGCATCGGTAAGACGACGCTGGCGGCGCAGTTTCCGACGCCGCTGTTTCTCGACACCGAGGACGGCACGAAGCAGCTCGAGGTGGACCGGGTCGCGTGCCCGGACTGGCCGAGCCTGCGGGGCGCGGTGGCCGAGCTGGCCGTCGAGAAGCACGGCTACCAGACGATCGTGATCGACTCGATCGACTGGGCGGAGCGGGCGCTGACCGAGTCGGTGTGCAAGCAGGCCAACAAGTCGAGCATCGAGGAATTCACGTTTGGCAAGGGCTGGGTGATCGTCGCCGAGCACATGGCACGGTTTGTGGAGTCTCTCGACAACCTGCACCGTGCCGGGCTGCACGTGCTGCTCGTGGCCCATGCCAAGGTGCAGCGGACGAGCCCGCCCGACCAGACGGACGGCTACGACCGGTACGAGCTGCGGCTGTCCAAGCAGGTGTCGCCCATCGTCAAGGAATGGGCGGACGCATTGTTATTTGCCAACTACCGCATGCGGCTCATCGAGGGCAGCGACGGGAAGCGCAAGGCGATCGGCGGCAAGGACCGCGTCGTCTACGCCGAGCGTGCGGCGGCCTACGACGCCAAGAACCGCTACGGGCTGGGCGAAGAGCTGCCCATGACGATCGAGGCCCTGGCCCCGCTGTTCACCGGGACGGGTTCCAGGCAGATCGACACCGAGCTGTACGACCAGGTCGTCAAGTACATCGCCGAGGCCAAGAGCGTGCGGACGCTCGGCAAGATCGGCGACCGCATCGACGCGCTGCTGTCCGACGGCCAGCTGACGGCCGAGCAGGGCGAGGCGTTGACCGTGCTGGTCAAGGAGAGGCACGACGCGATCGAGCCGCAGGAGGTGACCGATGGCGTCGTGGCATGACGTGCCGCCGTGGACCGCCAAGCGGGCCGAGGCGGAGGAGCTGATGCAGCAGGTGGCCGAGGTGGTGCGTCGGTGGCACGTCCGCCGCATCTCGGGCACGAAGGCCGTCGAGCATGTACGGGAGCTGCTGGAGCCGCTCCGCGTCAGGGTCGGGAAGGCACACGAGCCGGAGGTGAAGTCATGAATTTCGATCAGTGGTGGAACTGGGACGAGGAGCCACGAGCCGCCGTGGACCACGGGCACACGCAGAAGGTGCCTACGGGTCGGCACACGGGCGACATCGTCAAGGCCGAGATCAAGGACCTCAAGTTCAAGATCGCGGACGACAACCCGACGGGTACCTCGCTCGTCATCACGTGGAGCAAGGCTGGGTACTACCCGGTCGAGGCCATCGTCAACCTGCGGTGGCGTGGCCTGCTCGAGGCGGTGTGCCGGTCGGCTGGCGTGTCGCCACCGAAGCGTGGCGAGGACTGGGACGAGCAGTCGCTGGTCGGGCGTGTTTCCACCGTCGACATCGAGAACAAGGTGGCGCAGGCCACGGGCACTGAGTACCAGCGCATCACCAGGTGGCACGCGTCCCCGCAGAGGCCGCTGCCGGCCGAGGCAAAGCCGAAGCGGGCGGCAGCCAGGACGCCTGCCGCGAAGACGCATGCGGAGTTCCAGGAGCGGAGCGATGCCGACGACATCCCCTTTTGACGACGACCGCACCATCCAGTTTTACGGCGGCCCGTGGGACGGGATGCCGTACACGCCGAGGCGTGGCGAGCAGTACCCAGCCAGGCTGGACATGCCGTGGAGCGGGCAGCTGCACCACTACCGACTCGTGCAGCACGGCGGCGTCGTGCAGCTGCAGTACATGGGCAAGGCACTACCGGACGGAGCACGAATTGCATGACGGTCTACAAGGGATGGCGTGCGGATCGCGTGACCAGCGACGGCGTGTTCGTCAGCACCTACTCCGGGACGGTGTCCGAGTGCGGTCAGTGGGTCGAGTGCGGCGAGACCAGGCACCGCATCTCTCCGCAGTGGCACGCACGTGCCGTCGATGCCGAGGCCGCGATGGCCGGCGAGATCGAGGAGATCGGCCGGAGGCTGCTCGAGCAGGCAACCAAGTTGCGAGAGGCTGCGGAGGTGGTGGCGTGAGCGACTACTACCGCGAGCCCGAGGCCGTGCTGCCGCTGTTCGCGGCGGCTAGGCGGACCGATCCGCCAACATCACACAAGGCCGCCCAGCGTGCGCCGGTGGCCGGGCACCGTCGCCTGGTGCTCGAGGCCTTGGCGGCCGGGCCTGCAGGACAGACGGAGATTGCACGGCGGGCCGGCATCACGGTGGCCGCGGCGTCGAAGCGGCTGCCCGAGCTGCGGCGTGCCGGGCTCATCGAGAAGACGGGACGCGAGGTGGCGGGTGGGGAGTGTGAGTATCGGATGGCGTCTACATGATCACGCCAGAAGAAGCGATTGCGTGCCTGAAAAAGCTTGAAGAGTATGTTACAAGCCCGCGGGATTCTTGGCACAAAAAGGGCTATGAGTTTGAGAAGCGTTTCGCGTCTATGTGTGAGTTGCGCGGGATGGTTGCAGAAAGGGCGGGTCGTGGTCATTTCGACTACTTAGTCAACGAGGTTCGGGTGCAGTGTAAGTGCCTCGTTCCAGATCAGTCGGGAATGGTTTACGTCCAGCCAGGCAGTGGTCCTGCGTACAAGCCAGGAAGCTTTGACGTGCTAGTTGTTGAAACACCTGCCGGAGTACATGTCATTCCAGAGTCCGATATACCGAGAACAAAAAAAAGCGGACTTCTTCGGGCCGCGTTGTCGGTCGATTTTTTGGCAAAGTATTTGGACGCATGGTGGGTACTCACTGGGGTGGAGTTGCCGCAAGGTTTTGAGCGCCAGCTGAAGCTTGGTCTCATCGATGAGGAGGCCATGGATGGCCGGTGAATGGATCGCCTACGACCTCGCCCTGCCGGCCAAGCCGGAGGTGCAGGAGCTGATCGACGAGACTGGCCACCCGGTCGAGGTCGTCGTATTCCGCCTCCTGCAGTTGTGGGGCTGGGCCTCGATGCACTGCCACGACGGCGTGGCTCGGATGACGCTGCCACGCCTTGTCAGGACGTGCGGCGGTGATGATGCCTTCTGGCGAGCCGTGGCGGCCGTCGGGTGGCTGGAGATCGACGAGACGGCCGCTACCGTTGCTGTCCCCGGATGGGACCGCCGGTTCAGCCAGGCGGCCAAGTCGAGAGCCCAGCAAGCCGACCGGGCACGGTCGTACGAGGACCGGAATCCGGCCCGAAAACGCCCCATCGGACCGTCCGATGCGCGCGCATCGGAAGGTCCGGCGCTCGCGCATCGCAGAGGAGAGGAGAAGAGAAGTCCTCCTCCTCCGCGCGAGGCTGCGCAGACCGAGGACGGATGGCAGCGGCTGCGTACGGCGTGGAACGCCGGCCCGGGACGTCCGTGGAAGCACCCGCAGCCCCCGGACGGCCTTGAGGGGCGTCTGGCGGAGCCAGGGTGGCTGGACGAGGCCGTGCAGGCCATCGCCCACCTGCCCAAGTGCCGGTATTTCAAAACCCCGCCGACCCTCGTGCAGCTCTGCGGCAGCGGATTTGTGCGACGGGTGCTGGGCGGCCAGTACGACGACGCCAGGCCCGAGCGTGGAGCGGCCTGCGAGCAGCCCAAGCGGCAGCTGGACCCTGAGTTCTCAGCCGCCGTGCGTCGCACCGAGGCCGCGCTGGCCGCCAAACGCCGGGAGGCCTCGTGACCACAGCCCCGCTCGACGACCGCCGGCCGCCGGTACGGTCAGGGCATGCGAGCCCTGGTCGTGATCCTCGCGCTAGCCCTGACGCACCCAGCCGTCGCTGGGACCAGGGACGACGGCGTGCCGGATGCCCGGTACCTCGAGCTCGGTCGGCAGATGCGGCCGTACACGGCCGCGGTGAGCTGCCGCAGCCCCGAGGGGCATCGGCACACGGCTACGGCCGTGGTCATCGCCGAACGCTGGGCGCTGACGGCGGCACACGTCGTGGCCGGCTGCGACGACGTGCGCCTAGCGTTTGCCGACACGTCCCGGGACGTCGACCTGGTCGTCGTGCACCCTGGCTGGGAGCGTCTGGCCATGGCCAGCGAGGACTTGGCGATCCTGCGGACGACCGAGGACTGTGCCCTGCCTTGGTACCCGGAGATCGCCGAGCAGGTCACGGCCGGCGAGGCCTGCATCGTCGCCGGCTACGGCGTCACGGGCACCATGGGGCGAGGCTACGAGATCGCAGACGGCCGGCTGCGAGCCGGCACGCAGACGATCGACTCGATCGACGGTCCGATCGTCACCTGCTCGGCCAGGGCCAAGTCGTCGCCGCTCGAGTACATGATCGGCCCGGGCGACAGTGGCGGTCCGCTGTTCGTCGGGTCAGGGTCACACGCCAAGCTGGCCGCCATCAACTCGCACCAGGTAGGGCCACGTGGGCCATTGCGTTCACGCTACGGCGAGGAGAGCGGCCACGTGCTGTTGCCCCCTGTGCGAGCGTGGATGCGCTCTGTCATGGAGGCACACCATGGGACGCATGAGCCGTCAGAAGGGCAAGCGAGGTGAGCGCGAGTGTGCGGCCGAGCTGGCCAGGCTGCTAGGCGTGACCGCACGCCGTGGCGTGCAGTACCAAGGCGGGCCGGACTCGCCTGATGTCGTGCTCGATGGCGTGCGTATACACGTCGAGTGCAAGCGTACTGAGCGACTCGATCTCTACGCTGCGATCAAGCAGTCGCGTGACGAGTGCGGTGAGAAGGTGCCGATCGTGTGGCACAGACGCAACAACCACGACAGCGTTGTGATCATTGAAACGTCGAGGCTGCTCGACGTGTGCCAAGCCATCATGGCAGCCGCTGCCAATGTGGCGGGTCCTTCTGGCCAGTAGCAGCGGTACAC